CCAATCATTAGCACCCTTGCCTATTACAAAAGACTTCACTCTTTCAGCTAGGTTTTTACCTATATATACAAATCGTTCTTCGTCATCATTCTTGACACGATTTTTTATAACATTTTTTTGGCTCATAACCCTATCAATCTTAATGTAAGGCTTTTCTATATCTAGTTTAAAGTCTGATACTTTTAATGGCACTACCTCTGATGCTCTAAGACCTAAAGAACATAAATGTGTATATAAAGCATTTGCAGGGTTACAATAAGTATCAACAGCAGTTAATACCTCTTGTGCAAAAGATTTATCAGGACACCAAATCTGCTTACGTTTTCTTTTAACATTAAATAATTCAGCAGGATTATAAGCAAAGTTACGTTTATTTTTTAAGTAAATATAAGTTATTGCTCTTTTAAAACCTGTGTAAATATGATGAATAGTTGTCAAAGATACAGGCTTATTACCATATTGTTTTTTCTGCACTAAAGTTTCATATATTCTTTTCATAGTAAATTCATCTATGCTTGATAACCTTAAATCACTAATAGATTTACCATCAACTTCTAGTGGTGTTTCAATAATAACATTACCTTTTTTGTCTCTTTCAATACCCATAATGTGATATTCAAGCTGATACTTATAACCTAAGTAAGTGTTTTGCTCGTGGTTTTGTTGTGAATAAGGCAAAAAGCTGTTGATAGCATCACGAACTGTAAGAGTGCTAATTGGTATAATTTCTGACTCTTTACCTAACTGCATTAGCTTTTCTGTTAAGGCTTCTTCAGTTGTAGCTGATGCTATTTTCTTACCATTCTTTCTTAGGTAATAATAATTATTAGCCTTATCATAAGAGTATTTAACTGACATTATCTTGCTCCTTTTAAAATACATTTAGATATAAATTCACGCACTAATTCTTGGTTGCTAGACATTTCATCTAGCATTTGATCTTTACTAAATAGAACTGCCTGACACATTTGATCGAATACAATCTGACCAACAGTTGTTCTATATAAGTAGTTAAAGTCTTTATTAAGCATCATAGTCTCCTAACCAATTTCGCTTATTTATAAGAACATTATATGCGAATACGCATAGTAATGCAAGTAAAAAAAGACACAAACCTGTGAACCCCTTGCTCTATCCCTATGAACCCTAGAAATTTTTACAAGACACTTACAAGACACTTTTATGATTTTTGGGGGTAATTTTGACCTATTTTTTAAGTATGTATTAAGTATCAAATAGGTACGTTTTAGGCATGGGTAATAAAAATAACCTAATAACTTCAATAGCTTACAAGATAAGTCTTTGTTATTTCTAATGTATTTGATTTTGGTAGAAATGGTGGGACTAACTGGGATTGAACCTGTCGTATGGCTCTGCAACCCATTGAAATCATTAAGTTTATTTTTCGTACAAGACAGCACAAGACACCCTTTTGTCTATTTTTTTACTGTCAACATTATAATTTGGATTTACAAGACAGGTCAAATTATTTAACAAGACACTTTAGACCTGTTACACCCTATGCTGTTTTCTTCTTAACTTTCTTTGCAGTCTTTGCAGCTAACTTAAATGCTTTATTAGTTGGTGAACCTTTTGATCCAACCTTACGCATCTTCTCTGGTGTTTTACCTGCTGCTTTTTGTCGCTTTATTCTTTTTCTTTTTGCATGAATATTGGCATATAAGCCTGGTCGTTTAGCCATTACTTTTTACCCTTACCAATTTTATTCATCTTAATTTTTTTGACACCTTTTTTCTTTGGTGGTCTACCTCTAGTTTTTCCATAACTTCCTTTTCCAAAAGGCATTAGCTTTCTCCTTTGTTAGTTAACATTTCCATCTACGTCTTGCAGCTTTCCCTCTTGGCCCTGTCCAACTCTTAGACCTTGCACAAAAAGACTTTCTTCTTTTGGCATCTTTACTGCTAGGTTTAACTTTACCTGTTACTGGTGCTTTTAATTTACTGCCTGTAGCACGATTATATTTGGCTCTGCCTTTAGCTGTAAGCCCACCACCTGCTTTTACAGATAGTTTTTCGCCCCTACCAACAGATAAATTTACTGACTTTTTTTTCTTACGTTTAGATTGAGCCATGTAAAGCCCTCATACGCTTGACAAGCCTACCTGCTCTGTTTGGCACTTGTTTGTACCAATTAGAGTCAATCATCTCATCAGCAGCTTTATTCCAATCTCTATTATCTACACCAGACTTCATGCCTACAAATTTGCTTAGTCGAGGATAACCAAGATTAAACATCATGTTTGCTATAATTAGCTGTGCATCTTCTGGTAGATGTTCAAAGTCATCATATAATAGTTCACAGTCACTTAGGACAGTTTCTATATCTTTGTCAAACCAAGCCTTTACCTGTTCTTCTGGTATCTCAACACCAACCTCTGTGTACTTCTCATCATCCCACTCGGTAATCATATGACCGATTCCACCTGTAACCACGTTTTCGCTGCAATAGTAAGTAATGTGATTGCCATTATTATTTTTTTTGACACCTTCATCGGCTTCAAGTTCTTTTCTTAACTGATCTATGTCCATGATTTGCCTTTTTTTGGTATGTGTTCTTAAATGCCTAAATAGGTCTTGCATTACTTTCTTTTCTTAGATTTAGTCTTTGCTTTTACAATGTTTTTTTTGGGATTACTTTGTTTCTTAATTACATTGATATATCTGTGCCAAAAGAAATTAGCTATTGCATGAAAGAAGTCATAAAGACCCATGTATATTTTGCTCATTGTTTTTTCCCAAAAAATTTAGTTGCTGATCTGACGGCAAAACTACTGCTTACAATTATCCCTAAAGTGTATTGGTAATACTCTGGCATAGCTTCTAGGGCTGTAAATCCATCAGATACTATTTGTCTGCCCCAATCACCACAGAAAGCTAGTATAAGAGGTATGCTGAACAATAGTGTTAGCCACTCATCTTTAAGGCTCTGCGTAGAACCCTTTGCCATTAGCTTTTCCCATTCAGCAGCAGATGTGGCTGAACTAACCATTACCTTTGCTTCTGCTTCAGCCTTTGCTTTAGCAACAGCAGATTTACCCTCTTGTTCTGCTTTCTTCTTGTCCATCCAACTAGAAAAAAGTGAACTAACAGGCCCTATTAATGCTGTTAACATTACTTAACTCCATTCTTTGCCATATAAGCAGTTGTTCCCATGTACGTTCCTACGATACCTGCACCAGAAATATAAAATAAATTAGATATGTCACTCATGGCTTCGAGCCTATCAATGGGAATAAAGAAACAAGCTGCTGTAAATACACCCATACCAATTAGTGTGTATCTAGCCATTCGTAACTGTGCTAAGTTCTTTCGTAGCTTAGTCTCTGTTTCTTGTATTTCTTTGGCTAAAGATATTTCCTCATCTGTGATTTCTCCATCATTATCAAGATCCCATGCACTTCCATACTTAGATTTTTTCTGTAGTTTTTTTTGGGTCATCTTATTAAATTTGATGGGTTTGGCACTATGTCTGATCTTGATTCAATGTTTGCTGCTGCTGTGCTTAAAGCTGTTGGGTTTACAATAAAATTACCAAATTTTGGCAATAATGAAGGCAAGTAATTTTTTAAAACATTTTTTATACCTTGATTAGCTAAATCTCTTTTTATGTTATTTAAATTATTAGGATTTGTTTCTGTTAAAATTTTAGCTAATTCTCTTGCAACTTCAGATGTTTGCGACTGTTCAAGTTGTAAAAAATCTTTTGAAATTGATCTTGAAACCAATTCTGTCAAACCAGTTATAGGTATTCTTTTTGCTTTATCTTTTATTCTTGATGCAAATTCAGATCGACCTGCTGTTTGACTGCCACTTAGCACACCCTTTGATGTGTCTCTCATAATTATTTCATCTGTTAAATTTGTTATAAATGTATTAGCTGCTTTTTTACCATCAGCAGTTGCAGGAAATGTTAAACGCATTAGTTTTTCTCTTTCAGGTGATCTTAGTAATCTTTGTACTGATGTTCTTTCTGCACCTTTTTCAATTTCACTAAGCATATTTTGCATAGCACCTAATCTAAATGCTTCTAATTCAGAACTAGACATATTTGCAATGTCATCAGCTAGTTCATTAACATTAGCTTTTAAAAAAGTATTACCTAAGTTCATTGCATCCATTACAGAAGATTTGCCAGACCAATAATTTCTTGCTCTTTTGTAAGCAGGGTTGGATTCGTCTAAAATATCTAAAAATTGTATTCGTGTATTTTTGGCTGTGTTTCTAAAATCTTTACCTTGCTCACCTGCTGTAAAAACAACATCATCTAATCCCCTTTTTACATAGTGAAAAAAACGTGTTGGCAATGATTTAATCCTAGTACCTTTAGGCCCTACAAGTTTACCATTTTTAAGTGTAATTTTTGGTAATGAAACATCTTCCTCTGCTGCTATATTCAATGCTTTATTAAGTGCTTGTTGCATAGATGGTCGTTTAAATAAAGTTTCTAAATTATTGTTTATTTTAATATTTCTTTTATATGCTAAATTATATAATTTATTTCCTGTTTGAGACCTTGCATTTTGTAGTGCTTTAAATTCTGCAAAATAGTTAGCATCTCGACCAAATGCTTTTGTTAAATCTGTACTAAGTCTAGTTAGCAACCCTTTATCTCTGTTTCTTAAAAAATTACTAGCAATGCCTTTACCTTCTCCTGGTAAAACATTAACAACATCTAAAAGTGATTGTGTGTTAGTTCCAATGTCAGCTAGTGTCAAAGGTTTACCAGAATTGTTTTTATTCAAAATATATAAAAATGCTTCATCTATTGTTTTTGCATCATTAGCAATAGCTTCTTTAATTAACTCTTTTGCCTGTTGTCTACCAAGAGATGCAGGGCCAGCTACTATATTTTTAATACCAGAGCCTATTGTTTCTATAGGTTTTAAAAGCAAGTTAAATACAGGATAAGAAGCTGCTGAAGTACCTGCACCTATAGCTGCATCACCTGCTCTTTCTTTAAAATCACCTTCAGAAGCACCACTACCAAACAATGCACCAAAACCTGTTGCTTTTCCTATGCTTGGCCTACCTCTAGTTAAAAGTAAAGGGCCTGCAAATTGTGTTAACATTGATGATGCAGGGCTTTCTGCCATAGATTCTTTAACAACATTTCTTTCTAAAGCAGTTGTTATATCTTTGTCTGCTCCAGTAAAAGCTGATCTTAAATAACCTAAAATCTCATCACTATAATTACCACTTACACCTTGTAAAAGATTTGCAACAAATGGACTTGTCCATGAACCTTTTTCCAAAGCATCTAACGTAGCTAAACCATTTTCTGTAATAGAATTATCTGCTCTTGCTTCTCTTAAAGCAGTTAGAGTTTCATTTAATTCTTCTGGCTTCATTTCACTAACCCTTTATTTTTCAGATTGTCAATTACAGAACCTCTTTTATTTTGCAATTCATCTATCTTTGCATTTGGTAAAATGCTTTGGAGTTGTGTTTTTAACGACAAAGTAGCTTCACCATTTGGCTTCAATAATTCATCGGTTTCTGTAACCTGTTGCAAATATTCATCAAGTTTAATTTTTCCTTTTAAACCTTCTTCTAATAAATTCGGATTTTTCTTAATAAAATCTGCTGCATATTTAAATAATCTTATTTTTCTTGATTCTGATAATTTAATACTTTCAAGAATTAATCTATTACCTTCAACAGAAGTGGTTAACTGTGGACTTGCCCTTGAAATAAATTCTAAATCTGCATCAGTTGGATTATATCCAAGTTGCTTAACTCTTGGCAAAACAAGTTCATTTACAACAGATAAAAATTGTTCTTTACCTGCAATTTCTTTTATTTTGTAATCTGGATTTAAAAACTGACCAATTTTTTGAAATTGAGTTGAAACCTCTGCTCCAAAACCAGTTTGAATACCCTCATCTAAAAGATTTGTAAGCATATTGACACTTGATAAAGATGCGTTTGCATTTCTTGATGCTTTATTCAATTCACCATAATCTTCAACTAATAGTTTATTGGCATCCTTATTCATTGAAACACTTACATTAGTTCCAAGACCACCGATTTGTTGCACCTTACCTAATGTATTTATCTGATATTTTTGACCTTTAGATGTATCGTACCCTGCTGCTTTTACCTCTGCATCAGTCATGGGTCTAAAAGTAGTTGGTGCTTTTGTTGTAGCTTTTTTGGCTTCTGTAGATAGTGCTATTGGTAATGCTTGTTCTGGAAACTGTTGTGCATAATTAGCAAGAATAGGTGTTTTACTTAAATTAAGGCCACTCAACACATTAGCTAATTGATTTTTGTATTCATCTTCTCTTGCCACCTGTCGGTCTATTGCACCTTTTTGTAGGTAAGCACCAACTAATGCAGAACTCAATCTTCCTAGCCCCTGCAAAGGTGTTGCTACTGGTGCTGATGATGAACCTTGTTGCATTAACTGTTGTCCTAATATACGTCTAGGATCAGATTGATATGCAGGATTAAGTGCTTTGTATCTAAAACTTGGACTATTTGGTAAGCCCATCATTGTTCTTGGTGGTATTGCCATTATTTATCCTATCTAAG